GCCATCCCGGGCATGAGAGCCAGGAAGGCGTATCCGCCGCCCATCAGCGCCCGGTGGTACCACCGGAAGGGTCGCTCCACGGTGACGTACTCCGTGCGTACACGGTCGGTCATCTCGCGGATGGTACGGTCGCGCAGGGCGATCTCTTGGCGCAGGCTGTCCTCGTGGCATTGCACATCGAGCAGCGCACCGCGGTAGCCCGTATCGGTCAGGACGTCCGTCAGCGTCACGTGCGGTACGATGCGCGTGCCGGGCACCGAGATGAGCCTTCTGAGGGCAACGCGCCCCGACTGGCATTCCAGGTAGGCACGGATCAAGGCCGAGTCCGGCTCTACGACGACGAAGGTGTCACGCACCGTCTCCGTCACCTCCTGCCGCGTCACCTCGCGTTCTGCCGGCACACGGTAGACGTGACAGCTGGCCGTCAGCAGCATCAGCGCCATCGGCGCTATCCATCGATTCATGATTTGTTCGTTGATCGCTCTCTCACAGGAAAGGCCGCCCCCACCCCTCAGGCCCAGCCCGCTGCCGGAGAGAGGTAGGCGGGGGACGGTCTCCATGAACAGAACGAAGTATTCACCTGTCGTGCGGCCTCGGTCGGCCCCACTAATTGATTAAGAACCTTTCTTTTTGATGATACGGCGGACGATCATCACTTTGCGTTCGCCGTTCCGGGTCAGCTCATCGGCGCGCCACTCCTCGGAGAGGTAGAGTCCGCTCACGATGTAAATGGCCGGGATATCCGCATTCTGATCGAGGACACGTTTCGCCATAGCGATCTGCTCCTCCGTGGCTCCATCCCTGCTGGGCGGAAGCACCTCGTAGTCGTACACCGGTGCGGCCGGTGCCTCCTCCGATGTTTTCTCTTTTGCCTCCGCAGGCGGCTCAGAGTCGCCCGGCCCGGCTTCCCGGGTGGCATCCTCCTTCATCTCTGCCAGATCTGTCAGAGGCTCCTCCTTCACTTCCGTCAGGGGTTCCGAGTCGCCCGACTCAGCCTCACCGGAGGCCTCAGCCTCCTTCACTTCCGTCAGAGGCTCTTCATGAGCCTCGGGCGGAGTGACTGGTGTTTCCACCGGAACTTTCTCTTTCGTTGTTTTCGCTGCCATAGTCGTTTACTTCTTGTCTGAAATGATGGCACCAATGGCTTCCACCTTTTTCGGCAGGACGACGAAGTAGTGGCGATAGTTCACTAAGGAGCGCTGGTATTGCGGATCATTCTTGGCCTCGGAGTAATAGAACTTCGTAGAACCAGTGGCTTTAAACACGCGACCCGTGTAGAAGGCTACAGAGGCCTGATAGATGCTGCCCACTACCGGAGCCGTACCGAGCGCCTGCTTGGCGCCGGTCAGGTTGTAGACCGGGCCGGCTACATACTCATACACCTCGAAGCCGTAAAGCATGGAGATACGTCCGGAGGCGTAGTTGTAGTACTGCTCGGCGAACTTTTGATCCATCTCCAAGAGGTCAGCGATATGCTCGGGGCAAAGCACCAAACGGCGTCCTTCGGTAGGTACACTCATCAGGTCGAAGCGCTTCTTCATCTCGATAATATCGTGACGTGTCAAGCGCTTGCGGCCCGTGGCACTGCCATCTTCCACCTCTCCCGTAGTCTTGATGACCGGCGTGGTAGCCGTATTCGAGGCCGGTGCCAGCGCGTGGATAGCCTTCTTCAGCTTGGCTTCCATGATGGCCAGCCCGTGACGCTCTTTTACGGACGCCATCTTGTCGTAAGAGAGCGCATACAGCTCATCATCCGTGATCGGTGTGGCTTCCGTTTGAAACTTGTCTAACTTGAACACAGCATCGGTATCTGTGATGGCCGTGATCTGAAGCGGGTAAGTCGTGTTATTGGTCAGCACCTTGGGGTCGCCGCCGACGTTGATCATGTGGATCACATCATTTTCCGCATACTGCGAGTAGTCGGGTATGCCGTCCAAGAAGGTGCCTTTATCGGCCGACCGCAGTTGCTTGATCAGCTCGCCCGTCCAGACTTCCGTCAGCACGCTTGCATTCAGGGCGCCTGCTCCGCCGCCTACGAGCGGCCCGGCCATCAGCGCACCTACTGCACCCAACGCAAGGGGTGCACCAAGCGCCGAGGCCGCCATTGTTCCGATCATCGCGTTCACCATAAACGCCATGATCATTCTCATCCATTTCATCATCGTTGTCATTGTTTAGTTTGTTAGTTGTCAGTTTGTCTCTTTCCCTATCAAAAAAGGGAGAGGGAGGGGGACGCCCCCGGATCCGCGAAGCCCATTCCCCTTTTTCAGCTTCTTGCCGACTTGCGATCCTATTCGCCCGTTGTCCCCCCTCACCTTGGTGTGCTTTATATCGGGGGGAAGGACTGGGATGGGTTAGTCCTCAAGTTCACACTCCACGCCATACTCCGCTTTATACAGTTTGCGGTAGACAGCCGGCTCTTTGGTGCGCAGCTCGATGATCTTGTCGCCCGGCACATCGCTCAGCTTCTTGTATTCCGTAGCAGAGCCTCCTTCGGCCGAAAACTTCACTACCTCCGTCAGCTTCACCGAGGCGTTCATGCTGCCCAGCAGCTGACTCAGCTCCGTCGATCCGACCTTCTTGCCCAGCTCGATAAAGTAGTCGCGCTTCTCTGCGGGGATCTTCTTGGCAGCGAGCGCGCCATCCACCATGTCGGTCACTGCCGAGAGCTCCGCATGTTCGATATCGCTCTTCAGGGTCTCGATCTCCTGTTTTTGTGCCTCCACTTTGGCCTTGGCTGCCGTCAGCACTTCGTCTACCGTTGCTTCGGCTGAGAGACCCAGCTGCACGGCCACTTCCTTTTTCAATGTCTCGTTCATATCTGTATGGTTTGTTTGCTTGCTTGTTGTCAGTAAGGCGGGCAGATACGCCTCGTCCATGCCACTGGAAAGATTCAGCCGTTTGCCGTTCCGGTAAAGCACCATCGCCTCGTCATTGGCTCCGACATCCACCAAGGACACCTCGACCAGCTTCGACTTTGTGATCGTCTCCCGAGTCTGCCCAGGCAGGAGGTGCTTTTTGTCTGCACTCATCTCCACGATGTCGATCCCCACACTGGACATGCGTAGGCTCCCGAACTCCAATTGCTTTTTGCAACGGATGCTGCATTCTGAGGCTTCGTCAAACACCGGTTCGCCCGTGATGTCGTCACCCTCCACCTTCAGATCCTTCATCTTCCCAATGATGTTTCCTCGCTCATGCATATAGAGCAGCACCGGGTTGCGTTCATACTGCGTCAGGTCGACACCGGACGTCAGGATGCGTGTGCCGTATGCGTTCAGGGAGCTGTTTGTCAGTCGTATTCTTGCCATTGCTCGTTGTCGTTGATTGTTCGTGGCAAAGGTGTGGGAGCCGCAAGAGGTCAAACAAGAAAGTGTGCACTCCGTGCAGAGAAGTGTGCACTGAGTGCAGAGAAGTATGCACGGAGTGCACACTTTTTTGGGGTGGGGTGCCCCCGGGAAGACCTTTGCCCTCACAACAAACAATTAAACGCCATTTCAATGGGTACGAAAAAGGACAACGAAAACAAACGTGAGCTGGCCAAGATGCTCTATGTCGGTGGCAGCGAGGTGGCTGACATTGCCGAACGGGTGGGCGTCTCTCGTCAGAGCGTCTCTGCATGGATCAACAAGAACGGCTGGAAGGAACTGCGCGCCGCGCGGAACATCACGCGCCCGGAGCTGGTCAATAAACTACTGGTGACCATTAATAACCTGATCGAAGACGTCAACACCGGGGATGATCCCGCGTCGGTCAGTGGACTGGCAGACAAGTTAGTCAAGCTCTCCTCCGTCATCGAACGCCTCGACAAGAAGGCCAACATCGTGCAGACGGTCGATGTCTTCATGGCCTTCACCGATTGGGTGGAGTATCGGGCCAAGAGTGATCCGGAGGTCACCCTGCCCTTCATCAAGATCCTGAACCGGCTGCACAACGAGTTCCTGCTGGAGCGGGCCAACGTAAAAGAGTAAGGGGATATGGCCGTCACACGCGAAGAGAAAGACGCCCGCCGCCTGTGGGAGGAGCACTGCAAACGGGTACAGAGCCTCACCGAGCTCTCCCCCGAGGCAGAAAAGGAGACGCGCGCCGAACGAGACGCCCGTATCCGCCGCCTGTTGGCGAACTACCCGGCGTTCTGCGAGTACTACTTCCCACACTACATGCGCCGCACAGACCCCGCCACAGGCCGCGTGACGGGCATCGTACACAACGCACCCTTCCACAATGCCGCCTTCCGTGATATTCTCCGCAACCGCACCTTCAAGGCCGTCTTCATGTGGCCGCGTGGCCATGCCAAGTCGACACACCTCGACATCTTCATCCCCATCAACCTCATGGTGCGCGGCGGCGGAGAGATCCATTGCGGCATCATCGTCAACAAGTCGGAGGATGGCGCTAAGACGCTGCTGGCCGACCTACAGGCCGAGCTGGAGTACAATCAGCGGATCATTGCCGACTTCGGTACGCAGAAGAACGTAGGCGACTGGCAGCAGGGAGAGTTCTCCACCTCCGGCGGTGTCAAGTGGTTTGCCGTCGGCCGGGGACAGTCGCCCCGTGGACTCAAGAAGCAGGAGCAACGCCCGGACTACATCGTCATCGACGACCTCGACGACGACGAGATGAGCCACAACGAAGAGCGCATCCGGCAAGCCACCGACTGGGTCAAGCAGGCACTCTTCGGCGCCTTAGACGTCGGCCGTGGCCGCTTCCTCATGGTCGGTAATGGCTTCGCCAAGCACATGGTGCTGAAGAACATCGCCGAGATACCCAGTGTGAAGGTCTCCAAGGTCTACGCCGTAGACAGCAACGGTACCCCCGTATGGGCTGACAAATGGACGAAAGCCGAGGCCGAAGCCTATGCCGACTTTGTGGGCTATGCCGCGTGGCAACGCGAGATGATGCACAACCCCGTCGCCGAGGGCGGCATCTTCAAGTGGCAATGGATACGCTACAAGAAGATCCTCCCCTTACGGAAGTACGACCAGATCATCTGCTACATCGACCCTTCCTTCAAATCAACAACAGCTAACGACTACAAGGCCGCCCGTATATGGGGCAAGACAGGCCGCGAGCTCCATCTGATCGACTGCTACGTCCGGCAAGACACCGTGGCAGGCATGGTGCGATGGCTCTACGACTTCCACGAGTCACTACCGGAGGATGTCGCCGTGTCGTACTTCATGGAGGCCAACTTCATGCAGGACATTATCCTCGATGAGTTTGCCCGCGAAGGCGATCTGCGCGGCTACCAACTGCCCATCATGCCCGACCGCAGGAAGAAGCCCGACAAGCTGCAACGCATCGAGGCCGTCTCCCCTCTCTGGGAGCGCGGACTGGTCTACTACAATGAGGCCAAGCGCAACGATACAGACATGAAGACAGGCATCGATCAGACGCTCTCGCTGGCTCGCGGCAGCCGGGCGCATGACGACGCACCGGATGCCGACGAAGGCGCGATCTACAAACTTCAGAAGGCCTCCCGTGAGGAGCGCTTTGAACCCATTTTCGGCGAACGCCCCACCCCCAAAGGGGCGTGGTAACTCACCCTACAAACAACAACTGACATGATCAAAAAACTTCTTCTCGGCCTGCGTTTTCGGCTGGCCGTCCGTAAGGCCAATCGGCGCGCCCGTCGATACGGCCGCAAATACCTTGTGATTAATGTGGGCGGACGCCTTGCGATCATCTCCAAGCAAGAGCTCACGCTGCTCGTCCGCCGTGGATACTTCCGTCCCGGCATCACCGCCGCACACATCGAAGGCCACGCCCTTCACGTAGCCCTCCCCCGCTCTTAGTGCTTCACGCTTAGTTCTTAGCTCCTATGTTTTTGAACAATCTCGACTATCAAGTGATGATCGGCGAGCGCGCCTTCGACCTCATTCAGCAATCGGACGAAGAGAACCGCCGACGCGCCGAGGAGATGGCCCGTGAAGAGATGGCCGGCTACCTCCGGCCCCGCTACGACGTGGAACGCATCTTCGCTCGGCGCGGTGAGCAGCGTAACATGCAAGTCGTGATGTTCCTCTGCGACATCACCCTCTACCACCTCACCTCGTGGCTCCCGCAGAAGATGGGCTACGATATTCGTGAGATCCGCTACCGCCGAGCCATTGAGTGGCTTCAAGGCGTGCAAAGCGGCAAGATCGTCCCCGACCTCGACACCCCGGACGACTCCAACGGTGAGCCCCAGCCTTACAACCTCACATGGGGCTCCGAGCAGCACAGCAACTACATCTGGTAATCCCCAACAACTCCCGACAATGAACATCACCGACTTTTTCAGGCGGCGGCCGGCTTCCGATCTGACCACCGTCGACACCCCCTACGGCCGGTTCGACCTCGCCAAGAAGGCTGACGCGCGGCGCGTGAAGGCCGTCATGGCCGAAGTACAACGACAGGCCGAATCGCTCACCCGGCAAGAGATCGACTCGTGGCGCTCCGGCTGGCAGCAGGCGCTCGATGTGGAAAATCCTTCCCGCCTTCGCCTCTACAATGTCTACCGCGACGTCGAGGTCGACGGCCACCTCTCTGGCGCCATCGGACAGATCAACGGCTTCGTCAAGGCACGCAGCTTCAAGATCATGTTCGGCGAGAAGGAGGACGAGGAGGTGCGCCGCATTTTCGATCGCACTTGGTTCAAGACACTCGTCGACCTCTATTTCTCTGCGCGCTACTGGGGCCATACGCTCATCCAGCTGGGCGACGTCGTTTTCACCGAGGGCGGTGTGCCGGCCTACGACAGTGTGCTGCTCATTCCCCGCCGACACGTCATTCCGGAGTACGGTCGCGTCGTTGCCGAGTTGGGGGACGACTGGCGCAAAGGCATCGAGTATCGCCGACCGCCCTTCTCCGACTGGCTCATCGAGTGCGGCGGGCCGTACGATCTCGGCCTTTACCTCAAGGCCGCTCCACACACCATCCCCAAGAAGAACATGCTCGCCTTTTGGGACACCTTCGGTGAGGTTTTTGGTATGCCCATGCGTATCGCTAAGACCACCTCGCGCGACCCATCGACACTGAAGAAGATCTCCCACATGATGCAGAACATGGGGGCGAAGTTTTGGGCTGTATTCGAGGAAGGGACGGACATCGACTTGAAGGAGAACCAGCGTACCGACGCCTTCAATATCTACGACAGGCGTGTGGATCGAGCCAACTCCGAACTCTCCAAGATCCTGCTTTACCAAACGATGACCATCGACAACGGCAGCAGCCTCTCGCAGTCGGAGGTGCACTTAGAAGTACTCAAGAACCTGATCGAAGAGATTGCCGATGGCCTGCGCGACATGGTCAACGGCCAGCTCATCCCCCGCATGGTGGCTCATGGCTTCCCGCTCAAAGGGGCATCCTTCGAGTGGGACTACGAGGAGGACTACACGCCGGAGCAGATGACGGCCATCGAGACCATGCTGCTGAACAATTTCGACGTGGATCCGGGCTATTTCGAGGAGAAGTATGGCGTGAAGATCAACGGTCGCCGGACGTATGCACCCGTACCCGACGGGCCGACTGACGCCGATGAGGAGAAGATGATGCGGACGCTCACCCGTTTTTTCGGGCAAGCCCCCCGAGGCGGGGGCGACCCGTTTCTTTCCGACTTCTGATCGATAGGCAGTACTATGGCCATACGCACGGCGACGCCGCGCACCCCTGCCCGGCCTGTGCACTGGCCAAGCCGAAGGGGGAGAACGAGCTGCCTATCGGCATGAATAAGTATATCGAGCAGGCCCTGAAAGACCTCTACAATAAAGAAGTCGATCCTCGGCGGGAACCAGACCCGGCTCTTTATGAAGGCTTCCGGCAAACGTTTGACCATGCCGTAATCCGATCATTCCCCCCAACAAAAGACAAAGAGCTGTCGGAGTTCTCCGGCAGATTGAAGAGTAGTAACGAGGTCTTTTCTGTCTTCCGCGCCCACCGCATGAGTCGCGATATGGCGGCTCAGATGGTCGACAAGGAGGGCAATCTGAAGTCTTTCGACCAGTTCCGTAAGGATGTGGAGCCGATTGCCGATCACCACGTCCGGCAGTGGCTCCGCACGGAGTACGACATGGCCGTATCACGTGCCCACTTGGCCGCCGATTGGCTAACGTATGAGAAGGATCGGGACATCATGCCCAACCTGCGCTGGGTGGAGAGTACGGCCGTCACCCCGGATGCAGTGCACAGTAGCTTCTGGGGTATGGTGCGACCCGTGGACGATGTCTTTTGGGCGGCGCATCACCCCGGCGACCACTGGGGCTGCCAATGCTCCCTCGAGCAGACCGACGACCCCGCGACGCCCCTCTCTGACGAGGTGATCCGGAAGGCGCCCCCTCCCTCTCCCGGCCTCGAGGGGAACCCCGGCACGCCCAAGCGCCCCTTCTCC